GCAAATCCTCAGTGTTTACGGCACATCTGACGGCTTTTGGTCGGGATTACTGGATAACATTGACTCCATTCCCTTCCTATAACTTATTGATAATCAATATGCGATATCTGATGCTTTTGACATTATATACCGATTTTTCGCTCCCTTATTTCAGGTGCAAATGCCTGCATATTAGTCAGTTGCTACATGAAATAAGAGGGTGGAAAAGTCTTTTTTATTGCTGTACGTAGTTCTTTGTGAGAAGTTGAACTTGGTCACGCAGCCATCGGATCTGCTCTGCCTGTTGGTCGAGCATCGCCTTTTGGTTGTTAATGACACCCATCAATACATCAGGGCTACTGTTTATGTTGACAGTTGAGTTGCTGATGTGATGCACATTCGTATTCTCTAACTTTTTATCATCATACTCTTCATTTGAGAGGAAGAAGTCCTCTATTGGAACCTCAAAATATTCCGATAACCTTTCAAGGTATCGAGAGTCAATGTAAGTTCGACCCTTGAAGTAGCTCGATGATATGTGTGAACTCTGACCGAAGACAAAAGCCACCATTTCACCGACTGTTTTTTTCTGCTCCTTGAGCAGCCGATTCACTAAATCTCCGTTAAACATAACCTAATATCATTAAATGTAAGTTAAATAACACCGCAAAAATAGGATTTCTTTCCCAAAACCGCGGAGTTCTCGATAATTCTTCTTATATTTGCCCACAAATTTAGCAATTAAATTCGAGATATGCAAGAAAATGAAGTTAAAAATGGAGCATTAACTATTGAAGGTTATTACGCGACTCTTTCCAAAAAAGAGAAGAGTCAGCTCATTCAGTATCTTATGACTAAGTATGGTTTCTGCTACAATACTGTTCAGCAAAAGTTGACCGGCAGGACCAAGTTTAACCAAAGAGATCTCTTGGTAGTACAAACAGTTATTAATGAAAGCTTATGGAAAAGCAAGTAGAATTTTTCGTGTCTCCACAAGGAGAAGTGTGTTTTTATGGCCATGATGGCAAGGTGCTCAGCTACAGTACAGAGCATCCGGAAATCATCAACCACATGGCTGAGTTGGTGAGTCGGCTTTACCCGGAGGCGTATAAGTACCTGGCAGACTTATACGCCAAGAGTAAGCCAAACAAACTTTATTTCAAGTTTCTAATAACAGATCGTTTTATCCGTTGCAACCTGGGTTCCAACGATACACTATGCTTCGATGTAGATGGAACCATTCTGCACCTGGAGAAAGTCGATTGCCCTCTCAGGGGTATATGTCCTAGAGAGAACATAGTCTGCCTCCCAAAGCTGAAGACTCCTTTCTTCCCTAAAGAGCTTGAGGTAGCGAAGTATTTTGCACAGGGTTATGTTGCTAGAGAGATAGCCCAGATTCTTGGCAAATCTAAGAATACAGTCTCTGCACAGCTTCGCAAAATGACCAAGCGACTGGGGCTGCAGTCGACAAGAGACATCATCAAGGTAGTTCATCAGTTGAACCTATGATTTGCCATCGATGCCGCTACAAGCGCAACTGCATCAATGGCTCCTGGTGCAGTTGCTTTAGGATTTATGTGGAGTATAAATTTATTGTTTTATGCATATTCTATGAGCAGTAAAGATATAAAAGCCAAAATTATATTATTAATCTCTAGATTCGCAACATTAGAGAATAAAGATTTTTATGTGCAGAATGATTATGGCATTTTAGCATACATGTGTATTAATGAAGTTATGGAGTATTGGTGGTTAGACAATGGGCAATGTCTGCAGGTTTCAAAATTGGATTCAATATCCAAATCAGTCAGATTACCATGGTTTGATATAGAAATATGAAAAAGAAGAAGGAGAGACAAGTCAAGACATTCGTAGAGTGTCACAATACATGTGCCCGCAGCAGTGGCAGAACCTGCAAGTTCTGGGGGTGTTCACACCGCAAGCTGTACAGCGAGATAGAGTCGGAGCATGACTATGAATTCTTCATGGCCAACTCCAAGTGTTCATTTTATAAACCGAAGTTATGAGGAATAGAATTAAGTTTTGGAGTGACCGCGAGATTAGAGCGGCATTCGACAAGCGGGGGGGCAAATATAAGGGCATCCTCCAGCAGTTGATGATGGAGCGAGACTACGCCTATAAGCGTCAGATTCGCTACTTTGTCAATGAAGACATAGATAAGTTCATGCGCAGGTTATCTTAGTACTTTCTTTTTCGGAAGTTCTAAGTTAATTTTGCAGCACTTAATGTAAAGATATGATTAAACAAGAGAACATTGACAGAATTATAAGCGATGTCTCAATTCGAGACGTCGCAATCGATGAAGGTCTAACCTTCAGCAAGGAGCGGGGAGGGAAGCTCTGGGCATGTTGCCCATTCCACAAAGAGAACACTCCTTCATTTTTCGTTGATACAGGTACCAACACATGGAAGTGCTATGGTGGATGCCATAGCGGTGGAAATGTGATAAGCCTCTACCGAAAGCTGAAGAATGATTTACCTTTTCCTATCGCCTGCAAGGAACTTGCAAAAAAATATCTCAATGAAGACATAGAAGACGATTACAAGCCGAGCAAGGAGGATGAGGAGAAGCAGAAAGAAAAAGAGTCTCTGCAGATAATACTCAGCTATGCGCAAGAGTTCTATGTGCAGTGCATACATGAGGTCAACCCTGCAGCAAACAAGGCACGTGAGACCGTCCGCAAAAGATGGGGAGCTGACGCTATCGAGAGGTTCGGAATAGGTTATGCTCCACGACATGGTTTTATCGAATGGGCTATGCGTAAGGGTCTTGACTTCGACCTCCTGGAGCAGGTCGGTCTCATCGGTATAGGTGAGCGTGGCAAATATGCCATGCTCCGTGACCGATACACAATACCTATCTATGACAAGATGAGCAATGTCATTGGCTTCACGGCTAGAACTATGTCTGATGATAAGGATATATGCAAGTATCTCAATCTTAAGAATAGCCTGGTGTATGCTAAGGACAAGTCTGTTTTCGGCATCAATTTCGCGCAAAAGGAGGCGAGACTGAAAAATAAATTTTACCTGGTAGAGGGCGCACCTGATGTTGTCAAGCTGCAATCGCTTGAAATCCTCAATACAGTAGCCTCACTTGGCGGAGCGTGGACAGAGAACCAGCTGAAGCAACTCTATCACATCAGCCATACGGTCACATTTATTCCGGATGCTGACACGCTGAAGCCAGGCAACGAGTGGCCTGCAGGTACCGCCAATGTCTTCGCCAATGGTCGAGAGGCATTGGCAGCCGGATTCACTGTCAACGTCCGTGAAATTCCTATTGACTATCCGGCACCTAAGAAAGAAGATCCGGACTCCTGGATTGTTGACAAGGCGCATTTTCAGCAGATGAAGGAAGAGGAGTTCATCTACTGGTTCTGCCGCAGAAGATATTGGCCAACAGCTGATGATATCGAGCAGATGACAACAGAGGACCGCCTGAAGGCTATCGCTGATATCTGCTCCCTGCTGATGATGATCAGAGACGAAGACCTGCGCACAAGCTATCTGACCGGATTATGCACTATGTATAAGCATAGCCGAGAATGGAAGGATACGCTGAAGCGAGCTAAGGAGTCGGAACTGAGCGCCAAACAGGAGAAAGAGCGCAAGGGTGACATCAAGATGCTTCGTGAGTTCGGATTCACCGAACATGACAATAGCTATTGGGGTACCAACAAGGAAGGAGACGAAATTCAATGGTCCAACTTCAAGTTGAAACCTCTCTTCCATATTCGTGATGATTTCAACCCGGTTCGCCTCTTTGAAATCAAGAATAACGGAGAGGAACCTTCACGCCTCATTGAACTGAACATGGATGAGATCACTTCCAGTTCTACCCTGCGCAAGCGCCTATTCGGTATAGGCGATTACATTTGGATGGCCAAGGATGAGCAGCTCATCAAGCTGCTCGGGTACCTGGGCAAGGTAACTGAGACTGCAGACCCTATCAAGCAGCTGGGCTGGCAGCGCGAAGGCTTCTATGCCTTCTGCAATGGTGCCATCGAGGATGGCAGTTGGCTTCCAATCGACGACATGGGCATTCTGCGCTTGACCGCAGGCAAGTTCTACCTGCCTGCCATGAGCAAGCTCAATAAAGATAGCCGAGAGCTGTACGTGAGTGAAAAAAAATTCCGGCATGAGAAGATAGTGGATAACCCTACATCACAGAGTGATTTCTTCGTAAAGGTGGTGGAGGTCTTCGGTGACAACGCCAAGGTGGGCCTATGCTTCTATATAGCGACCCTCTTCCGTGACATAGTCATCGGCAAGAGTCGTTCCTTCCCGCTCCTCAATGCCTTCGGTCCAAAGGGCTGCGGTAAGACAGAGTTTGCTGCGACTCTCATGAACTTCTTCTACAAGTATGAGACCAAGTATGAGCCGTTGTCCATAACCAATGCTTCCATGCCGGCACTCTCCGACTATGTCGGAGGCGTGAGCGATGCCCTGGTACACATCGACGAGTACAAGAACTCCATCGCCCAAAACAAGGTAGAGTGGCTGAAGGACTTGTGGAACGGTATTGGCCGTACTAAAATGAACATGGACAAAGACAAGAAGCTGGTGCAGGCTAAGGTTGATTCCGGCATCATCCTGACTGGTCAGGAGATGCCGACTGCGGACATCGCCCTTTTCTCCCGACTCATCTATCTCACATTTGATAAGGGTGAGCATACTCGAGAGGAGAAGCAGAACTTCGAGGAACTCGAAAGATTCCGGCAGATAGGTGCAACTCACATCACCATCCAACTGCTGAAGCATCGAGAGCAATTCCGGGCTGCATTCGGCAACTCTTGGAAGAAAGCATCTGAAGACCTCGAGAGCAGGCTGGAAAATGACAGTATCCTTGACCGTATCATGACTAATTGGAAGGTTCCAGTGGCCGCATACCTGGCAATAAGAGACTACATCGACTTCCCATATACCTATGAGGATCTCCTTCAGGTAGTAGTGAGAGGCATAAAAAATCAGAATGCAATGTGCAACACCACCGACGAGGTCGCTGGCTTCTGGAATATCATCAATGCTGCAGTACAGATGGGTGAGCTGAAGAAGGAGCAGGACTTCAAGATTAAGACAGTTGGCGCATTGACCACCAATAAAGTCAAGATTGACAACTGGGCGATGCCGAAAAGCATCCTCATGATTCGCAAGGACATCACCATGGCAGTCTATCGCAAGTTAGGCAGGCAAATGGACGAGAACCTGCTGCCGAAGGAGTCACTCCTTCACTACCTGCAGATTGGTGCTGACTTCTATGGTTCTACCAAAAACCCGGAGCGATTTATCAAGTTCACTCCGAGCGGTTTGCCGGAGACAGTAGAGAAGACAGATGCCAATGGTACAATCACTGGTCGTCAGAAGTTATATTATAAAGACAGGCCTCTCTGTTTTGACTATACCATGGTGTCAAACAGATATGGCATAGATCTTGACACAGAGGTAGATGGTGAGCAGAAACAGACTAAGGATACCTATGTCATGACAGATGCTAAGCAGAAGGCTCTAGGTCTGGAACCTTCGCCACTATAGTGGAAATAAGTTTTTTGTTTAGATCATATCGTAGCCTCCAGGGGAAGAGATTCCTCTGGGGGCTTTTTTGTTGGTGTTCCGTGATTTTTCCGACAACTCACACGCGACTTAAAAACAATGTGGCATTTGTGGCAATTAGTGCATCGCTGATTATCAGAGAGTTAAGAAGTTTGTGCTTGTGGCAATATTGTGGCAATTTGTGGCAACGAGAAGAGAAGTGTGGCAAAGGTTGTGGCAATGTGGCAATTCTATTATATATTTGTGTCAATAAGAAAAGACTTATAATATTAATAATCAAGCACTTAACATTTTTGCCACAATTGCCACAAATGAATTGCCCAAAAATGGGTTCCTTGATTTTTAATTGCAACTTTTTCCCTAAAAACAAGGATTTTTAGCGAAAAGCAGATAACTTTTCCTAGAAACGTAGGATTATATCGATTATTTTTCCTAATTTTGCGGTGTTTATACAAATCAAAATATGAGTAAATTCGTAGTTTATGTACAGGTAGAGCCATACTTGAAGCAATGGCTCACCCATTCTTTCGGCGATCCCGTGGAATTCCCGTCCTGCAGCAACGAGAATGCTGTTCTGCGCCGGTTCCTCGCGAAGCGCCCAGTCAATAACCAACCTGAGCAACCTGGAGAGCGAGATGTTGCAATTAGCATACCTTACTCCAAGTCTAAAAGCCCAGAAACATACAACTTCCTTAACGGTCATGCCAAGCAGGCACTCACCGAAAGCATCAACGACCTCTTCCGCATCAACATGTGGAGTGACCTTGGAGACCTCAATGACATGTCATGCAAGAAGATGTCTGCTTTCCGCTCCTGGTGTGAACAGCAGGGTATCGACATAGAGTATGCAGAGACCATCCGCATGAAATGGTATCGCATGCGCAAGGCCTATCAGGAGAAAGGCATCAATCTTTTTAATCTTAAAAGATGCAAAAAAGACGATTTTTCATGAAAAAATCTCATCTACTCTAGCCCTGTTTTTGTTCAAAACCGAACAGGTGCGAACAGATGCGAACAGACGCGAAATTTTAACAGCTTATGAAAAGACTTAGTTATATCTGCAACGTGCAGCGCATTCCTGTCAGCAAGTTGCCTTTCGATACACTTCTAGGCAACCATACATTTGAAATACCAGATAGCTACAATTGGCCAGTTGTTAAGTGTCAGAAGCCTGCCAAAATGGAAATCACAGACAAAATAGAGGATGGTCAGCGGTTCTACACCCATAAACTCACCTTCCGCACATGCCGCGAAGACCTGGACATGAAGGACAACTATGCCTATCTGGTCACCACCATCGAGGGCAAACGCTATCTCATTGGCAACAAGGAGCGGCCATATCCTATTATTAATATGTCTGATGTCCACCCTGATTCCCTTGGTACTTCTGCCATGATCGAATACACGGTTCTGTGGGGGAGCACAAGAAAAGCACCGTTGATAGCCTGATTTACGTATTTTTCCGTTGGCAATTGCCATATTATCTTTGCATCAAAAAAGATAAGCGCATGAAATACGGAATGATGATATGCGGTACCATCGGAGCCGGCTACGACTGGTGGTCGGGCACCTATGGTACACGTTCCAAGGATGTCAAGGCCTACCTTGACGCTCATCCGGACGAGGAGGTGGATATCGCCGTCTCCTCGCCGGGTGGTTATGTTGATGAAGGCTTGACCATCTATCAACTTATCAAGGACCATGGTCATGTCAACGTCCACATTATGGGCATGACCGCTTCCATCGCTACAGTCTTGTGCATGGGAGCCAAGCATGTTGACATGTCAGTCGGCAGCACGATGCTCATTCACAATGCCTCCACGGGAGTTGCTGTCTGGGAGTCAGCTAACAAGCAGAAACTTGATGAACTCATCAAGCAGTGGCAGAAGCAGCGTGATGACCTCGACACCATAGACAAGGTGATCGCTTCCGTCTATGCCAAACGCTCAGGCAAGACCAGCGAAGAGATGCTGAAGCAGATGGGCAAGGAAAATTGGTTGAGTCCGGAGCAAGCTTTAGAGTTGGGCCTCGTAGATGAGATTAGAGACCTTGATGACGAAGACAAGAAGCGTCAGACCAATCTCTCCAAGCGCTTCACCAATGCTTTCTGCTCCAACTTGGGTTTGCCGCCATTGCCTGGAGCGACCGCTGATGAGCCCTCTAAAACATTTCTCGAGAAGGTTGCCGCCTCACTCAGGGATATGTTCAAGAATAATTCACAAATTTCTAACATGAAGAAGAAATTCCTCAATCTTCAGACCCTCCTCAATCGCAAGGAGGATTTTGAGGTTACTGATGAGAAGATTACTCTCACCGATGCAGAGATGCAGAAAATCGAGGATGCTCTTGCCCAGAAACAGAAGGACTTGGATGACAAGTCCGCTGAGCTCGACAAAGCCAGCCAGGAGGTCAAGGACCTGAAGGCGAAGGTAGAGCAGAAGGACAAGGATATCCAGGACAAGGATAAGGAGATCAAAAATCTCAAGGGCGCACCGGGTTCTGATACCCATGATGACGTCACACCAGAGGTTGACAACGTTGACGCTGGTGAAATTTACAAAGCTTTGAAGCAGATCAATTAAAATGGCAGCTTTAGACAATACAATTCAGATTACTCCTGATTCTCTGAAGACCAGCTTCGCGAAGTACCGCAAGGACATCATTCAGATGCCGGTACGCGCTCTTGACGAGGCTGCAAAATTCATGAGCCGACGCGTGGGCGTTCGTGGCAAGGAGACTGTCGGAGAGCTCGCAGGCGACATGGAGCTCGGGCCATACTCTCTTACTCGCAAGGATGAGAATGGCGTTACCATCACAGGCCGTACCCTGGAGACATTCCTTGGTTCATGCGTCAAGCCTTTTGACCCAAATGCTGTTCGTGAGTCTATCTATGGCTCCAACGTATTCCAGGGCGAAGCGCTCAAAAAACAGCCTATCACCAAACTGATTGGCATGTTCCTGGCAGGCAAGATAGGTGAGGCACTCTTCAAGTACCTCTTCACCATGAAGCGTAACCCAGCTGGCTCTGGTACCGCAGACCTCGCTGATGGTTTCAAGACCATCTCCGATGCTGAGATCAAGTCCAAGGCGATTGCTGTTGAGAAGGGCAACCTCTTCAATACAACTGCGATGACTGGTGTCAACGCTGTCGATGCAGTCGAGGCATTCTATGATCATGCCGATGAAAAACTGAAGGGCACCAGTACATGCATGTTCATGAACAGCCATGAACTCACGCTCTACCGCCGCTGTTATCGAGACAAGTACGGCACGGTCAATTGGAACAATGAGTTCAACCACAACAAGTTGGATGGTGCCAGCAACTGCACCCTCGTGGGTTTTGACAACGTTCCTGCGGGCTACAAGATCATCACTCCTGGCAGCAACATGCTCATCGGTTTGGCTACCGAGGGCGACAAGGCGAACTTTGGTGTAGAGAGTTCTCTTGACTCTCACTTCCTGGTTGACTTCGTGGCAACTATGTACTTCGGTACTCAGTTCGAGTCGATCTCCAAGGAACGCATCCTCTTCGGTTATGACACTATCCCTGCAGAGTAAGGGATAGCTGTCCATGGTTATACATTATATTATATATTGATATGACAACAAAGAAAACATGTGCTTCTACCACAGACCTTTATGAGGATGTGTTGAAGTGTCCTGGAGAGAAGCGACTGCCTGGTGTCAGAGCCTACGGCTTCTTCATTCCAAGACGTTACATCACCAAGTTAGCTGAGCCGCAAAAGGAGGCTGCCACCTCACTCAAGGATTATCTCGTCATCAAGGATAACCACACCATTCAGGCTGACAAGGTCTGGTTTAAGGTAGCCTTCGTCACAGACAAGAGTTCTTTCTCGCCAGAGGCGCAGGGTGAGCATAGCTGCAAGACAATGAACCTCAAGGCTACTCTCATCCTCCCAGGAACAGAGGAGGAAGCTTCAGCACTGGCTTCCATCCTCCTCAACGATGACTGCATCTTCATGGTACCTGAGCGCAACGGCAAGCTTCGCCAGTTCGGTGACGAGACCTTCGAGGTCGACGTGACACCTTCTCAGTCTTCTGGTGCAGGCATCGCAGACGAGACCAACACCACACTGGAAATCTCTGTCAGCTGCGAGACCATGCCTCCATTTTATTTCGGTACCCTCACAACTGCTGAAGGAACCATCAGCGGCAAGGATTGCAAGCCAGTGGAGGACGATGCTGGTACAGAAAGCCATTAACAAGGGATTCGATTTTCCTACATAACTACTATCAGTGGCGGGGCGATGCTTACATGAGCTCGCCTCGCCATTTTAATTTTCTATTTATTATGAATGATCCGAAATTCACAGAAAAGTTGAAGAAGTGGTTTGAAAGCGAGCATACCGATGCCAACATCAGGGAGGGAGCGCTGCTCCTCCTTCAGATGAATAACAATCGCCACCTCTACCAGCTCATCAACTTTGACCCTCAGGGCAAACTCGAGTTGCTCAAATATGAGCTGCAGAAACATCTCAATTATCGCATCGAGGGCATGACCATCGATGATGTGAGAGACTACGACAAGAAGGTCACGCCTATCCTTCAGACTGCGGTTGACAAAACATCAGAGGCAGACAATATTGCCAAGCAGCTTGCACCTCATCTTCCGGTCGTGGAGTCAGAAAACCTCGATTCAATCGTGCCTTCAGCCATCGTAGCCAAGGGCAAACGAGCAGACCATGACCAGTTGCCTGAAAACATCCAGGCTATCTGGGATAACAACTGCGATCTGTGGAAGAAAATCAAGGAACACTTTGAGGCTTGCAAAGCTTACGACATGGCATGTGACAGATACGAGGGCTTGCATGCTGCAGACGAGGACTTCAAGCGCATGCTCCTTACGCTCAAGGAGGAGTACTATGCATACAAGCAGGCCATGGACGTCTACGACCATGCCCAGCCGGGTGATGCCGAGAAACAGCCAGCGGAGGAGCAGCCAGAAGCAGCCATCACCTCCAAGCAGATTGGCAATGCTCGATCCTACATCACCAAGAACCTTGACCAGCTTATTGGCTTGGCGGAGGCTGGCAACACAGACAAAGCTGACGCCTTGCGAGCAAAGGTCAATGAGCGAGTGCAACTCCTCATTACTGCCAAGGCAGAGATAACCGCTGATACAATCGCCAAGCTTCAGCAGGCTGGCATCACCATGGAGCAGCAGGCTTCAGCCGATGGCGAGGAGCAGCCAGAGAGTGCAGAAGAGGAGGTTACAGATGAGGGCGAAGCAGATACAGCAAGTCCTGAAGCCGCTTCAGCAGAGTAGCTCGCAGGTCTTCCTTGGCCAAGGTCTTCACACCCTTGGATTGTTGGGGTGGATTCTGGAGCAGACTGGTGCAGCGCACATTGCCGTCACCACCTTCTCCACATCCGATGCCTTCCTATGTGGAGTCATCAACCTTCGCAAGCGAGGGTTGGTTGACTCCTCAGTTTTGGTTGCGGACATTAAAGCTTCAAGTAAAACTTTAAAGCTAAGTCGCTTAATGACAGAGGCTTTTGATGAAGTTAAACTGACGCTCAACCACTCCAAGGTCATGCTCGTTGCTAACAACGAGTGGTTAGTCTCTGTGATAACATCTCAGAACCAGACCTATGGTGACCGTGCTGAGTGCACGTTCATCACGACTGACAGAGATGTTTATCTCAATCTCAATAACATGTTAAATAATTTGCTGGATGATACGACAACAATTTCCCTATCTGGAAGAGAGTGAACTTTACCTGCAGACGGTCTATGACCTGGCAAAGACCATGACACCGGTCGATGAAGTGCCCATCATGATGGAACTGCCTCCCGACGATGCCATGGCCATGCAGTTGGAGCTGCAGGAGCCGCGCTCACCCTATCGACACCGCTACCTCAAAGGTTTAGCGGAGACCGCTAACGAGTTGCGCATCAATAATATAGCACTCGCCAAGGTAGGTTCACCTGGAGCCTACCAGTCCATCATGTCGCAACTCTCGCAGATTATGGCTAACCTCAGTTAGATATGAGTCTACCAGTCAACATTGATGACTACATGAAGTACATGCCTCTCAACGAGGATGAGCTTCAGGAACTTCACATCTCTGCCATCGTCAAGGCGAGAGTGGAGCGGCTGCGTGGCTGCTACGCCTTCTGGCTGCGCTATCCACGCTTTACCGTCAGGGAGATGGTTGATCAGGACAAGGCCATGTTTTCCGTCAGCGAGACACAGGCATACGATGATATACATCTCTGCCAAGTCATGCTCGGCAATCTCAACGCCGCCTCTAAGGAGTTCTGGCGATGGAAGGTCAATCAGGAGATAGACGAGGACCGTAAGGCTGCCAAGGCTGCCGGCGACTTCCGGGCGCTTGCCGTGATGCAGAAAAACCGCATCAAGAACAACCGCACAGACACGCCTGATGAGCCAGAGCTGGCATTCGACAAGATTGTTCCTGTTGAGTTCCGCATGACAGATGATCCGACGGTCATCGGTTTGCAGAAGATTCCAAATCTTCGTGCGAAAATCAAGAAAATGGAGAAACGCTACTCGATGCCGGACATCGAGGATGCCGACTTCGAAGAACTTCCGCCAGATGATGACAGCAGCAAGACCTAAGGAGTTATTTTTCAACGACGTGCAGTCGCGCGTCCTGCAGCTCATGCCCAAGACGCTGGTCTGCGAGTGGGGGCGAGGAACCGGAAAAGGTGTAGTGGAGGCAGGGCGCATCCTCTATGCGGTCCAGCACATGCCAGGTTCGTGCTTGGGCATGGTGGCGCCATCGGTCAAAAGATGCCAGACCAACATCCTTCCTTCAGCTCTGGTCCACCTCGAGGAGTGGGGCTACAAGCGCGATGTCCACTACATCGTTGGCAAAAAACCGTGGAAGGCGCTGCACTGGCAGGAACCGCACTTTCAACCGATGAACTGGGAGAACACCGTAGCCTTCTACAATGGCAGCTATCTCAATATCATCTCTCAGGACCGCAGCGGTACTTCCAATTCCCTCTCTCTCGACCATGTCTTCATCGACGAGGCAAAATTTATAGATTGGGAGCAGCTCAACAATGAGACGCTCCCAGCTAACCGAGGCAACAAGCAGTTGTTCGGTGACTGCTGCCTCCACCATGGCCTTACCATTACTTCAGATACTTCAGCAACAAAGAAAGGTTCCTGGTTCATGAGCTGGGAAAAGAAGCAAGACAAAGAGCTGGTGGCAACCATGGAGACAGTCCTGGTGCATCTGCACAGCATCCGCAACAAGCTGGCTGCTCACCCTGATCGACATGACTACTACATGAAGGAAGTGCAGAAGTATGAGAAGATTCTTGATTCTCTCCGCTCCTATGCACTTGTCTATTCTCGATGCTCCAGCATCCAGAACCTGGCTGTCTTAGGCGAGGACTTCATCAGACAGATGAAGCGAGACCTGCCTAAGATGACCTTCCTCACGAGCATCATGTGCCAGCATGTCGGCATCGCACAGGATGGTTTCTACTCCGGGCTTGACGAGGATCGCAACTTCTATACGGCTCCGAACACCAGGTTCCTCAATGACCTGCAGTATAAGTTCGACCCTAAGCACGACAAGCCGGACTGCCGCATGGATGGCGACCTGGAGGACGGTTTACCGCTGATCATCGGTTCCGATGCCAACAATAACATCAACTGTCTCGTAGTCGGGCAGGTGGGTTCTGATACCAAGCTGCGCATCGTCAACTCATTCTATGTGAAGTATGCCAGGAAGTTGCCTGAGCTCGCTCAGGACTTCTGCGACTACTATAAGTATCTCAAGAACAAGCGAGTCATCTTCTACTACGATGCTACCTTTGTTGGCAACTCCTATGCAACCCACAGCGATAAGTTCTACCAGATTATCACCAAGGTGCTACGTAGGAATGGTTGGCTCGTTACGGAGGTCTACATCGGCAAGCCGATGAACCATCTTGAGAAGCAGTTGCTCATCGACCGCATGTTCAAGGGACATGCGCGCCACATGGTTCTCATCAACCAGGACAATAACGAGAACCTGATCATCTCCATCGAGAGTGCCGGCTGTTACAACAACGGCAAGGATAAGCGAGGTGAGAAGCTCGTAGAGACAGACGAGGACAGGCTGGAGAACCGTACCGACTTCTCCGATGCCTTCGATACCGTCTGCATTGGCGTAGACAAGTTCCCTCAGACCGTCCTCTATACGGGAGGCATGAGCAACTATTACCCTAGATAGGCTTTTTTCGATAATGATTTATATAGTTTTAATGTAGTTTAATCTTTATTTATTTTATGATTCCTTGGCTGTTTGCTCGTGAGAGTAGGCAGCCTTTTTTCTTCCTGGGTGTGTGAGAAAGCGGTATCTCCGATGGTGAGTTTGATGCTGTTCCGTACTTTTTTATTGCATTCTCCGCCGCCCGTCATGTGTTCCCATCCGAAATTTCCTATGCAAAGGTAGCTTCTGGCGATTCAAACCTGTGTATGAACCTGTGTTAACAAAAGCCAAAGGTTCTTCACGCTTCACTAAACCTTTACCTTTTGTTAACACAGAACCCCACACCTGTTTGCCTCTGCCAGCGCTTTGTTAAGCATAGGAAAAATCGAAAGGGCACACCGGGCTTTGAACGGAATGCAATTAAAAAAAATACTCCACAGCAGGAGTGGGAAAAATCTCTGGACTCCCAAACATTACCAGAATACAATTTCAAACTTTATAAAATTTTTCGATATGAGACAGAATTATTTCTTTGAGTACGTTCCAAACGCTTACATCAACCTTTGCGTTGACAAGGCACAGCAGATGGCAAACAACCGCTTCGTCTACGACTTCAAGGCAGGCGATAAGGTGGCGGTACACCTCTGCGCAGAGTGGCTAGTTCGCTATCTTACAAAGCAGTATAGCTGTATCTTAGAGGACTTCGTTGTAGTTTTTGCTCCATGCAGCACACAATGGAAATATAACAAGCGATTCGGCTATCTCGCAGCCATCCTCAATGCAGCAGGCATAGCAACCGCAAATGAGCACGTGCACATCTTTGGAGAGCGCAAGCCAACCCACAACGGAGGCAGCCACGTTGTTAACGAGGACATTTATCACGTTTCAGTAGATGGCGAGTACTTCAAGGGCAAGCAGGTCATTCTATTCGACGACCTGCTGACTAGCGGCAAGACCATCGAGGACTTCAGAAGAAAGTTGGAGGCGGCAGGTGCTTATGTGGAGAGAGAAATCTTTTTGGCTCGCACAATCCATCACGACCCAATAAGCAACAGAGGCGTGTTGCAGGAGATGGCAGAAGGCTTTTATGAGGCAGTTGCACACTCAAAGAGATGTTTCCCACAGGGTGTTAATATCATCAAGAAATCAAACAACAACTATAATAAAGTAGCGTAACATGAAGAAGTACAATGATATACTAGCAGATGAGCGACCAGAGTTCAAGGCAGCTAATTACGGATTCGATTCACTCAGTAACACTGAATTGTTATCCATGGTAATCAACAGAGGGGCAGGAACAGCCGAAAGCCTAAGCCAGGCTAGGCAACTGATGAACATGGCAGACAACAATCTCAGTAACCTTGCAAAGTTATCCATGGACGAAATGCAGGTAGTGCAGGGAATAGGCGACTGCAAGGCGTTGGCAGTACTCGCAGCTATGGAACTAGGCAAGCGAAGGGCAGTGGAGAAGTTGGGCAGCAAGCCCGACATGGGCAGCAGTCTAGCCATATACAACTACATGCTTCCGCAGATGGCAGACCTCAAGGTGGAGCAGGCACACGTCATATTGATGAACCAAAATTTCAGACTCATCAAGAGCGTGAAACTGAGCGAGGGAGGAATAACAGAGACTTCAGTGGATATTCGTATCCTCATGAGGGAGGCAGTCTTGAGCGGTGCAACTATCATGGCATTCGTGCACAATCACCCATCGGGCAACACGCAGCCAAGCAAGGCGGACGATGTGCTGACCCAGCAGATAGCCAAGGCTTGTCAAGTCATGCGCCTCTTCTTTATGGACCATGTGATAGTAACAGATGGAGCATTCTACAGCTATCACGACAAGGGCAGACTATAGGCACACCATGGGCAACGTGATAGAAACACGTTGCCCTTTCACTTGCTTGCAAACTTGCTGATAACCGCGGATAAAGGGAAGGGGATAGAGTAGTGAGGGCGATGGCAATTCGGGGCAGCAGTCGGGGAAAAGGGCAATTGCCACATGAAAAATCCCTTACATATACCGCTCCAGTCAGCCGTGGCAATTGCCTCCGAGCGTAGGGCGGTGGGGAGTATCCTTACGGCAAGGCACGCCCTTTTTTGCTCCAACTTTTCAAAAATCCATGATTTTCAACAAGTTGGCAAAAATGACCGTGGAAAATTTGTGCAAAATGCCCAAATTTTGCAATCAATTGCCATTGATTGCCCGCTCGAAAACGGCTACTTATGCCAATTTCCATGAAATTGCCACAAGAAACGAGCCGTTTTCGAGCGAACCCCTACATTGCATTTCGGGGTAAAAGAGGTAATAACATTGTTTGACATCATTCAAGAATGATGAGAAAAAGAGGTAAAAACCGTGTTTGATGGGGATGAAATGTTAAAAATGAGTTAATCATAAAAGAAAATTTATGTTTTATTTGGTTATTAAAAGAATTTTATGTATCTTTGCATCGTGAATAGATAACTAGATGTTTAACAATTTAAAATTCAACAGATGAATGAAGAAGAGCTAGAAAAGCAGATTAGAATTAAGAAGAAACTGCTAAGTGATTACATCAGGCTGAGAAAGGCTTACAACATTGATGATAAAACTTATTGGAAGTTTACAGACAGCGTTTTAGACCAGCTTTCAGTTCTGATTAAGAAAAGAAAAAAGAAGTAAAAACTTACCCCTCCTTCGGGAGGGGATTTAAAAAATAAAAGATATGAATAATAATACGGATTTACTTAAGGAATACGCTTCTCTTGCAGGCAAGGAAGACGAAAAGAGCGAAGCTCGCAAAACAGAAATTTTAAACTACATCAAATTAAATGCTGATGATAGTGATAGAGAGGAAGCAAAGGCTTTCATCAACCAAAAGATGGAGCAGCTTCAGAGTGAAGTCCTGACTTTGCGTGAGCAGCTTGCAGAGGAAGATTACAAGTTGCTGCCACTTCGTTACATCGCACAGAATTACTTCGGCAAAAGCGCAGCATGGCTCTCTCAGCGTCTCAATGGCTCAGAGGTTCGCGGTCATGTTTACACGCTCAATTCCGAGCAGAAAGATATTTTCAATCGTGCCGTCCAGGAGATTGGACAACGCATTAGCTCTTTGCAGTTAGCATAGGGTTATCTGTTCACACAACCGTCCCCGACGCGATTCCGTGTCGGGGACATTTAATAGAGGATTTACATGCAGAAGATAATGGAATATACAGAGATGATTGATAAGGTGAAGGCTTTGGCTGCACAAAACAGAGCTGCCAAGACCGCAGAGGATAAGGCGGAGGTTCGCCGTCAGATGGATGCACTCAAGGAGTCAGACCCTAAGGCTTTTGCCGTGGCAGTGGGCTACATGGCTAAGACCACAGAGCAGAAGGTCAAGGAACTGACTATGGCTCAAATCATGGGTCTCGCTTAGCCTTGCTATTTAGGCTATCTTTATTTAACACATCGTCCCCGACACAGAGCCGTGCCGGGGACTTCTTTTTGTTCACATATATTTGATATTGTTGTATAAAAGATAATTTTATGTTACTACAAGATATTGAGACCTGCAGGCAGGCTCGCCTGGTTCTCCGAGAGCTCATCAAGGGCGACAAGTCACGTGCGCAGCTCTGGAGCTCGCTGGTTGACAACCAGCTTGATGATGTTGACTTGAGGTTCCTCCTTCCACCATTGACCAACGAGGGCTACATCGAAGAGTCTGAAGGCATGTGGCATATACTAGACAAGGGTGTGAAGTATATGCAGAATTACGACAGAATGATGCTGGAGAGCGCAGAGAGCTATCTAGAGGGGAGGTCAAAGCGCACCCGTGAAAATCCTCAAGAGCACAAGCAGGAGAGTGAAAGGAGATGGAATAGGAAGATGACTGTGATTGGAGTCATTCTAGCCCTATTATCCGTGTTAGCAGCTTACACAGAACCTCTCTTAGAGAGGGCATGGCAAGTGATATTATCGCTAGTGATTGACAAATGACTATGATATAGAGAGCCTTGATACGGCTCTCTATACTGTCAATATCGGTTCTTGACTTTTTCATACCTTAATATATTATGTAAAAACACCGCAAAGTTAGGAAAATAATTGGAGAAAATCGGAGAAAATCGGAGAAAATCGGGGAAAATCAGAGAATTTCGGGGAAAATCGGGGAATTTTCGAGGAAAATACGCGGAAAATCATGGAATTTTCAAGGAATTCATTCCTCAACCTCTTGCCGGATGACCCGTTTTCGCGGTCGTTTTCGGTCGTTTTTGCGGTCATTTCTGGAGAAAATTAGAGAATTTCGGAGAAAAATGGAGAATATCAGGGAAATCTTTCCGTTTTCTTTCCACTTCATTCCTCATTTTCAAATCAGCCAGATTTTATGCTCTACAACATGTTTATTGTAGATACTTTGTCAGAGAGGTTGAATGTCTGAAATATTATTGCTATTTTTGCACTTGATATAAACAACAAACTTATGGAAAAAGAAAATATAAATTTTGTTGCCATTGACTTTGAGACAATGACACCCGAGCTGACAAGCGCATGCGCAGTTGGTATGGTACAAGTAGTAAATGGTGTAATCATGCAGAAGTTCTATAGCTTAATTAAGCCATATCCTGATGAGCGTACAGAGCGAAATACATTCGTGCATGGCATAACAGAAGAGATGGTTGAGAATGCACCTACTTGGGATATCGTTTTCCCAGTTCTGAGAAGCTTCGCTCAGAGTGGTTGCATAGCTTGCCATAATGAGGGTACTGAAGCTAACATACTCTCAAGACTAGCTGAAGTTTACAACCTTGACATGCCAGGATATCAGATTATTGATACCATGCGATTATTACCTGGTAATAATTCGTTGAAGAAGATGTGTGAGTTGATGGGAATTGAGATGCACGACCATCATGACGCATTAGCAGATGCAACTGCCTGTGCTGAGATTATACTGAAGGGTGCAGGCATTGATGTCACACATCATCATTATGAGAAGCCTGACTATAAGGCTCACAAGAGCCTGACTGGAGAAGTCAAACAGCCATTAGCTGATGAAGATGTTGCTAACAAGGATAATCCGTTCTTCCACCAGAAGGTGGTTATCACTGGAGTATTTACGGCTTTTCCAGATAGAGAGAAGCTGGCTTTCAGACTTCGTGACTGCGGTGCTGACATCAATTCCTCTATCTCGGCTAAGACTAATATAGTAGTTAAAGGTGAGGGAGCAGGACCTTCCAAGATGGAAAAGATAAAAAAACTCAATGAGAAAGGAGCTAATATCAGAGTCATCGAGGAGAAAGAGATGGTGGAGATAGTAGAGAAATATGGTATATAAATAAAAAAAATGAGCGGGGAATGAAAATTTCTCGCTTTTTTTTTGGCGGTTCCAAATATTCTTCGTACTTTTGCCAACGGTTACAAGATGATAGTAGTCTATCCGGTAGGGCGACCGTTTCGCCTATGGCTTTTAGCCGCAGGCTTTTTTTATGCCTAGGAAAATCTTTTTTTCTAACTGGGAAAATAGATATGCCCAATACATGGCGGCTGCATGAACCGTAAGATTTGATTTGTCCTCTCGGATAAGCCATCATCTTGTAACCAACGGGGAATGCAGCCGCCACCCTTTTGTAAAATCGGCTGTTAATGGTTACAAGATGATGCAATATGCAGAATTCAATTTTATTAAGTGATGCGCAGGTGAGACCTGCAGGCATCAGCGTAGAGGAGGGCATGAATGCCCTCAAGTGTGAAATCAAGAAGCTCGCCAAGACAAAGAGTGAGACCTTCAGCTATATCTGCGGGGAGACCGTGACCTATGGAGAGGTTGTGCTCACCATGGTTGGTTTCGCAGCTGTGATGGCGATGGTCATGATTGGTGGTTTCATTTTCGGAGGGGAGGTAGCATGATGGTGAGCAGAATGACTACAGAGCTGTTTCATGCTCAGCTGGAGGAGAACATCGTGAGAGCTGCTGACGAGCGCAAGCGCCATCAGGCAGAGTTGCAAGTTATAAGCCGAGATTACGAGAGCTCGTTGGACAGTATTGAACGCATGGAGGATGAAGCAGGGGAAAGCTACCGCTGTGCCCGTAATGCTTTCGAGAAGGCCAAAAATGAATATCAGGAAGAACTCCGTAATTGTAGAAAGCTTCGCAATGAGGCAGGATTTCGCAGAGACAAGGCGAAGGTCGAGGAGACTAATCTTTGGACACTCAATAACAATACCATCCAGAGCGACCGCCACAAAATCTTTGAGAGATACCGAGAAGCGGGGGGGGTACTTACGGGAGCAGAAGCAGAACTCCTGCACCCAGGCTGGACCAAAGACAAGAAAGGAGGAGTGAGTGATGAAGAAAAGTAGAAACCGCAGAAGACGCACAGCAAAGCTGATAACCAAGGACATCAGCAAGTGCAGGTACTTCATGAATATTGGCAAAAAAATGAACGCCCATAAGGTGGAACTAAAATTTCAGAGAGACAACAAGACTATTGGTTCTGTTGCATTCATTGAGGATGCTCCACATAAGCAGACTATTATCCGATGGCATGATCATCGCTACTTTACTCTTCGATATGGGGCTAAGGAGGCTAAGCCATACAACATGACTCTAGCCATGTGGAAAACCATCAACAACGATTAGGTATGAAAAAGAATAAGAAGAAAGTCAAGAGAGACGTTCTCTGGCTATATTTCCGCCGCCGTCGCATTCGTACTGCGCTCAATAAACGCTGGTGGGAGCTGGAGAATGAACGTAAAGAGCTCTACAAGCTAGTGGAGTACGCCAAGATTCAGTCAAGATACTGTGTTAATCAGGACTGCCACCAAATAGTCGGCAGATACCTCAGAGAACTGGAGCGAGAGGAGATCCGTGTTACCAGACTTCAGACCAAATACGACCTTTGGGCTTCCCGTCTGAGCTACTGGGTTGACCTCTATGAGACGGCATTGAACCGTCTGCACCCTGGAGACGGTATTTAAGTTTCACCCTTTTAAAAATTAACGATTATGCCAAGAAATAAAGATAATTTCAACAGCGAGCAGTTTGAGGAGGACCTGCTCGACGCTTACTTCCACTTCCGCAGCTGCCTCCCTGTGAAGGATGCAGCCACCGGTATTGATTACAAGAAGAGTTACAAGACCACCCAGGACATCGCCACGGAACTTGATGACATGGGCGGTGTCAGTATAGAAACCATCAACCAGTATCTGCAGGAGCATGGCTACTATGTAGCCACGCAACCAGACGGAACCGTGGCATGGGCTATCTGGGAGAGAGTTGTCAGGCCAGACAAATTGGTTTAAGTTAAAAACTCATATATTTTATTATACTACCATGTGTTATGAATAATTTTTCGTACCTTTGCAGCACGAAAAATTTTACAAAGTTTTGAAAAGCTTTGATACGGCTGACCGCTCGTGAGGGTAGTCAGCCGTATTTTTATTTTGAACCCCTCCATATTATCTTTGCATCAAAAAAGATAATATATGACCATCACATCACTTCCGTCGGGCAGTTGCTTCCTTGAGAACATCCCCGACATCGATATTCTCACGGCCAAGACCCGCCTGCTCGTCACCATCAAGATAGGTGATGATATCATCTACGATGAGTATCTCTATCCTGCCGATGGAGAGGTCAGAGTGATCGACCTTGCCGACATCTTCCGTCCTTATGCACGCCGGAGGCTGGCAGTCACAGCCACCATCACCATCGCCGAGCAACAGGTTCCGAGCTCCGGAGACACAGACTCGGCAACAGTCACCGATACGCAGACAGCCAACCTGCAGGTCTACTATTCTACCGTAGACATCGTGGGCGTGGATTGCTCTACATTCCTTACCACCCACTTCCTCACCCTGCTCGAGGGACACAAGACCACCTACATGGGGCGACTTGAATATCTCCACTACATGGGCAAGGAAACAGCAGAAGTCACCGCACACTATGCGGACAAAACCACAAAAATGTTTACCGCACCAGCCACCGGCGGCAACGACATCTACACCACCATCGACGTCTCTCCTTCGCGATTCGAGACCGAGGGCACCGACCTTCTCTACTACGTGGTAGAGGCAGGCTCACGCTCCATGACCTTCATCATAGACAGCGAGGAGCGAGATGTGGCGCCTACTCTGCTCTTCACCAACAGCTTCGGCTGCCAGGAGCTCATCTACTGCACAGGCAAGCACGAAGTAGACCCGCAGTACACCCGCGATGCAGCCTACATGGGCGGCATCAGGGTAAACTACCGCATCACAGAGCAGCGCACATTCAACGCCGATACTGGCTATCTGGGCACAGACATGGCAAACTGGGCAGATGATCTCTTCCGCTCAGACGAGGTCTATCTGGTCAACTTCATCGGTGGGGTAGCCAAGGTGGGCAAGCGTGTCACCCTCTCTGACTCCAAGTCCAAGCGCGACAACCTGCGCGACAGCATGCCACGCTTCACCTTCAGCTACACCTACGCACAGCGTCAGCACAACGTGCTTGACCTGCAGCGAGCCGGCCGTATCTTCGACAACACCTTTGATAATACCTTCAACTGATGAGACGCACAGCTTACCACCTCACAGAGGTGCTGCGCCTCCTGGCCAAGGCAGAGCGAGACCGCTCTACCATTAACCTGAAGGCGTGGACATCAGACGGCAAGACCGTCGACTATACAGGATGGCTGGTCAGGGGCAGCAGCTGGCGTGGCGGATTCCACCGCCTCGTCAACCCGGCAAATGCCGAGGTTCGCACCGTTCCGGACATCTACATTCACCAGTTCCTGGGCTTACCAGTATATTTATGACATGAAACAGAAAAAATATCAGCTTCAGCAAGTAGGAACCAGCGGTTCCTACAGTCGCTACGCTCTCGTGGCAGAGGGCGTGAGCAGGGTTACAGACTCCACCACCATCGAGCAGCAGTATGGCCGGGATACCAGTTTTCTGGGTTCCGGAGAGGTGGGCGATGCCACCACGGGCATCTTGGAGACTTCAGACGGCAAGCTCTTCGAGTATGTGAACTATGGCGATGACAACGACATGCCATACACCCTGCAGCAGTTGCTGCGCCGAAACATGGTGGCGCAGCGAGCCATGGCTTTCAACGTCCAGTGCTGCTACGGCCAGGGCGTGCGCTTCATGGACCGGGAGACCAAGCAGGACACTACCGACAGCGAGATACGCGACTTCTGCCTGAAGAACTCCATCCACGAGGTCTTTATGCAGCAGGCCACCGATATGAAATTCTTTTTTTGGTCGGTAGAGGTCATCATCCTGAGCCGTGACCACTCCAAGATAGTCAACATCCGCCACAAGGACGTTTCCTACTGCCGCCTGGAGGCACCAAATGAGAAGGGGCGCATAGAGCATGTATTCTTCGGCGACTTCCGCAACGTCATGTCGCCTGTCCACACCGAAGTCATCCCGCTGCTCGACCTCTATGACCCGCTGGGCGACCTCATGGCGCGCATGGGCAAGGCTCCGGATCCATATACCGGCATCAGGGGCAAGGCTCCTGAGATGGGCAAGGACTGCAAGTTTGCAATCATTTCACGCGTCCCGACACCCGGCCTGCAATATTATCCGATACCATACTATGCCAGCATCTTCGACGATGCCTGGTACGACATCTACCGTCTCATCGGTATCGGCAAGCGCTACATGATCAAGAACACGTCCGCTCCTCGCATCCAGATAGAGGTGCACCGCGACTACTGGGAGGAACTCTGCAACAACGAGGACATCATCGACCCGGATAAGCGCAAGGAGCGCATCCTGCAGGAGAAGGACAACATTATCAACTTCGTCTGCGGACCGGAAAATGCAGGCAAGGCACTCATCACGGGCTACTACTTCGACCCCAACGGCAAGGAGCAGCGCATGGTGCGCATCATCAACCTCTCAGAGGGCAGCAAGAAGGAGGGTGGCGACTGGGCTGACGACATGAGCGAGGCATCCAACGCTCTCTGCTTCTCGCTGGGCGTGCATCCAAACCTCATCGGAGCCACACCAGGCAAGAGCCAGATGAACAACTCCGGCTCAGACAAGCGAGAGCTCTTCATACTCAAGCAGTCGCTCGAGAAGGCTTGCCACGACATCATGTGCAAGCCTTACCATGTCATCTCCCACTACAATGGCTATGCCGACCGAGGAGTGACCGTAGACGTGCCGATGATAGAACTCACGACACTAGACAAAAATAAGGACCAACAGACATCAATAGTTTCAAACAATAATGGCAAAAATGAAGATTCAAATCAGCAAGGATGACTTCGAGCAGAGCATCCTCGTAGCGACAAGCTCGCACTCTGAGGTGTTCGAGTCTGTGAGACCTCATTTCTATGAGGCATACAACAATATTCAGAAGCGCTTCCTCGGCTACGTTGGTGAGGAAGCGCTGGAGACAAATGAACAGCTATCGGCTGCAGTTGTCAAGGCAGTGTGCCTGGCTGCATTCCTCGGCAACGTTCGCCATCTCGACCTGGTACTCACTCCGACAGGCTTCGGAGTAGTTGCCAACAACGAGGTCTCTCCTGCATCATCTGCGAGAGTAGAGGCGCTGATAGAGCAGTGTATGGTCGCATGCTTGAAGGCAGAGGGCGAAATGATTACCTGGTTGTCTGCAACAAAAGGGTGGGGTGAGAGCCTGCAGGCTAAAATGAGAATACCGCTTCTGGTCTTCAGCATCGAGCAGTATGCCTTCCAGGTGAAGCAGGAGCTATCATCCAAGCAGTGGAAGGATAAACTGTCAGCACTCTACGAAGCTGATGGGGTGATGCGAAGGGTCATATCTGACGAGCAGATGGATGATCTGCTAGAGATGGAGCGGGGAGCCAAGGACAAGGATGACACAGCTGTAGAAATCATCTTCAAGGTGCGCAGATGCATGATCTTCCTGGCTGAGGGTTTGCTGACAGCCTATTCCAACGAGCGTGCGAGACTGCTCAGATACTTTGATGCAAATCTCGATAAATTCCCGTTATATGCGAATTCATCGGCATATAAGGCTAATCATTTCAAAGAATTTCAGAATGAAAAATCAAAACCTGCCTTCGTATTCAATTCGTGACGGCAAACGAGTCTTCGAGTTCTCTGCTCCCAAGAACTGGGAGGAGCTGCAGGAGGATGAGCTGCGCTATATCCTCACAATAATGACTCTGTTCCCGGATCAGACGGTAGCGAAATGCTACATACTCGCAAGATTCTGCGGCATCAAGGTGCTGAAGCATACCAGAACAGGTTGGAAGTGCAGCGTTCTCTGTCTAACAAAAAATGGCAAAAAGAAGCGGGAAGTGCTATATCTGAGCGAGGGCGAAATCCTCTCTCTCCTCAAAAACTTCGATTTCATCGGAGATTACACCTATTATCTGCCGCTCGACACGTGTGCCGGTCTCTATGCCGTGGAACGGCTCATCAGAGACGTCACCTTCTTCGATTATCTGCAGCTGGAAAAGAACTACCAGCTGTATCTTATCCACAAGGACGATAAGTTCCTGAAGAAAATGGGGTGGATTCTATACCGGAATGAATCCGGAGAATCCGATGAAACCGCCATTTTCAAGTCTTTTGAGCTCCTAAATGTCTTCATGTGGTACTCCTCCATCAAGGGATACCTGGCAGAGAACTTCCCTCACTTCTTCAGACCAGCCAGAGAGGGTGGAGAGCTGCGGCGTGAGGACCTCCTGCCAGCCATGCAGGCGCAGATTAGGGCACTTACCGATGGTGACGTGACCAAACTGCAGGCAGTCTACAATACAGACTGCTGGGCTGCACTCACAGAGCTGGACAACAAGGCTCGGGAGGCAGAGGAATTCAAGAAACGCAACAGGCAAAATAGTTAAATTTACAGCACATGACAGAGAAAATCTTCGATTCCATCGCATATTTCAAGCAGCTGGCTGCCGAGTGCAGAACCTGCAGGGATTATAATTTTGTCGCAACAGAGTGTTCCGGACCTGATTCCATCCAGGGAGTCATGCAGCAGTTCCGCAAGGCATCCAACTTCATCATGGTGTCAGACACCGTTGACAGCAACACCCATTCCATCGGAGAGGGTTTCTTCGACCGCAACGTCTATACCGTCTGGATCCTGGCAGGGTACCGGCGCGATGACATGGCAGACCGAGAGGCGAAAATGAATATCTGCAGATATATCTTCCGCCAGTTCCTCAGCCGCATGCTATACGACAAGAGCCGTGAGGCATACGACGGACAGATGGAGTTCCTGGACCTCACACAGGTCTATTCGAGCGAGCTGGGCAGATGGTCCATGAATGGCGTCACAGGACTCTACTTCATGGTCACATCAGACGAACCTATCGACATTCAGTATGACGAGAGCCTATGGCAGACGCAGCAGTAGACGACCTCCTCAGATATGAGCGAGGATGGACTAATGCCATGGGCGACTACTGGCGAGAGCGCATGGAGCGGCTTCGTACCATCGATACAGGCCGCCTATACGCTTCCATCAAGGCGCACCTGGAGCAGGGCTCTGTGACCACCATTGAGCACAACTTCCTGCAGTACGGTATCTATGTAGCTGCAGGAGTAGGCCCGGCACATGAGTGGTACAAGTGGACCGAGGCACAGGGAGGCGAGAAAGTCCACCGCATCAACAACGGCGACCTCAAATTCCTGGGCGATGAATACCGCCGAGACAATAATCTCGATAAACCGAAGAAGGTGGGACCTGCCTGGGGCGGTCGTGTCGCCGGTGGCGAACCTAAAGGCTGCCGTGACTGGTTCTCAAAGAAGTACTACTCATCTGTCATGAAGCTCAACGAGCATGAGGCGACCTTCTACGGCGACCGGTACAATGGTCTGATGGCATCAGCCCTCACCGAGATATTCAGGGGCATAGGAGCAGCACGCAACCTCTAGGGAGCGTATTTTTACCGATTCCATCGGCATATTATCTTTGCAAACAAAAAAAGTAAAATGGCAGATAAACTAGACAAGAGTGCACTTCAGACCCTATTCGAGGGTATCAGAGACGAGCGACGTCTGCAGGCCAACACGGCTAACCGCATCGGCAACGCTTTCCTCTCGCTGCTGCACTTCTGTGCGGACGAAACCTCCGAAGCCTTCCTCAGCCGCAAGCATGACGATGCAGCCGAGGGCATGATTACCTTCCTGCGTGGACTCATCTCCGAGCAGATGGCGCAGCTCAAGGCGGGTGCACAGTTCGGTGACTTCGTCTCCGGGCTGTACAACGGCAAGGGCGCGCAGGTCGATGCCAATGGCAATGCAGAGGTTGAGAGCATCACCGTCCGCACATACATGCGGGTCATGGAATTGATTGTCAACCGCCTGTCAGCGCAGGAGGGTGACACTTTCTTCACCGAAAGCGACACCATTGAGAGCGTTGACAGTCTGGGCGATGATTGCTATGGCTTACACCTCCGCTCCAAGTATAGTGGATACTTCACGGCTCAGCATGTGGGCAACGTCATCAAGGGCGTGGTCAACAACATCGCCTCGGCAGCCAATTCTGGCACCTCGGCTGATTACTACACCTCATGGATGAGAGTCAACAGCGTCAACGCGGTCAAAAATTACATCGAGGTCACCCTGTATCCTGATGCCGATGTTCCGGCAGGCAAGAACTTCCCGCCGTGCGAGCTCATGAATATCGCCCGGTATGGCAACCAGACCGATGAAAAGCTGCAGAGCTGCTTCTATGTCTCCAGTTCCGAGGGGCGCATCGTCAAGCTGACGGGCGTCACCAAGCCGATACTCGAAAATTACAACTACGGCATGGCCTTCGGCGACATGCCTGAGTTCGTCAAGTCGCTCGACCTTCCTATCGTCAAGGGCAGGGATTATCTCTATGCAGCCGGCATCATCACCCAGGATATCATACAGATTGACTATCAAGGCAAACCGGTTGTCGATTATGTTGACCGAGGACCATGGTCAGAGGCGGCAGACTATTTTTGCTCAGCTCTCAATCCGGGAACCGGTAAATACGAAACCTCCGATGTCTGGTATACCGGGTGCAAGTGGCGATGCCAGAAGACTGGTACTCATACCGCACCAAGATGGAACAATACCGACTGGTCGATGATAGAGGGCAATCCTGCCTTCACCATTGACTTTCTCGAAGACGAGACGATCTATGACTTCGACAACTTCCGTGCTCCGCTGACTATCGTTGCTACGCTCTACGGCCAGGATATCACCTCAGATATCCTCGACAGCGACGTAGCCTGGACCAGATACACGGAGAATAAGGCTGGTGAGCAGAGAGTCACAAGTGACAACATCTGGTCACTCGAAGTCGGTTCCAAGGCAGGCAAGGCTATCGTACTGACCCAGTCTGACCTCTCCATCGACAGCGAGGGAGTTCCGGCTAAGATTAGATTCACGGCAACAGTTACACTTCGTGATGGTCTGGGCGATGAGGTTGCCCAAGATTCCATCACACTGGAATGTGTTTAATAACATATAAGATGAAATACAAAAGATTAGACTTCAAATACACGCCTCTGCAGGTGAACACATCCAAGACAATATCAGGCAGCGTTCCGCTCGAGCAGACTTATGACGCCAACCAGAATGAGTATGCTCCAAATTACGAGTTGACACCATGCGCCTTGCAACCGGTCGTTGGTATAATCGACAGAGATAACATACTCGAGAGTGGTCGTGTAAATAGTGAACTGACTGATATCGCCTGGTACAGAGTCGAGAATGGTGTGGAGGGTAATGCGCTGGTTTCGACACCCAGAAAGCATGTCATCACCTCGTCCGGCAATGATGCCGGCAAACTGCTCTGGTATGTCAACGCAGCGCCGCAGAAACCGATTCTGCTCAGATTCAAGGCGAAGTATCTGGACATCCGAACAAATAAGGTTCACAGAATTATGATGGACTATTCCATCAACTGCAAGAATGCGACCCTCTACAAGCCGACGCTGTTGCTTTCGAGTGGTGACCGATACTATAATCCGCTTCGTGATACAGACAAGCAGGTCATCAGTGCATCTCTGCGCCTCGGATCAGAGGAGTGCGCTAAGGAGAAGAGGCTGTTCATCTGGGAGATTCTCCGTGATAGAGGTCAGTTCTCTGCCATTACAGCAGATGACCTCGAAATCAAAGTTTCTTCAGATGGTGCATCGGTTACTCTAGACCGCTCGCTCATGGGCAAGCGCATCTGCATCAGATGCAGGGCTAAATTCTCGGCTGATGGCAATCCGGCAAGCGTAGATCTGAGTGATGCTACACCGAACAGAATTGTCAATATCGTCCGCAGGATACCATTCTACGATTACGATATCCTCGACACGGTCGACGAGGTTCTGCCCGACACGAAGGTAGTAAACCCAGCGGCAACCATCTCTGACAATGTCGGAGAAATTGCGAACCCGACAAGAGAACTGCAGGTCCTCTGGTGGATGGCACCGAATAACTCGATACACTTTGAGAACGCAGTCCTTGTCGGACATGGTATGTCTCCGAGCGTACCTACAGATCTGCTGGATCCGAACAGGGGAGCTATCCTTGCTTTGGAAGTTAAAGACCTCGATCCTTTAGCTCTGGCTATGGATGCCGACGGCAAGGTCTTCGTGGACGCAGATGGCAATCCGTTCATTTTTCACTAATCATCATTTATAATATAATATATGGAAAGATACATCAAGGCAAATCGCAAGGTCGTGGAGTTGCTTCAGCTGACCGAGGACAGAACTGAGCTGCAGGATGGCAATTTCATTCTCTGGTGTCAGGATATCCTACAGCTTGGGGAACCTATCGAGTTCGAGGAGACGCTGTCCAGAATAGGCGCTATCGCTATGGATGGCAAGACTGCCTGCATGGAGCAGGAAGGCAAAGTGTGCAACAAGCTGCCTGTAGCTACAGACAGAAGATTCATTATGACAGAGCAGAGAGAGGAGGCAGAAAATGAGTAGCGCAAGTAAGTCGACAAGCATCAAGTTCATACCAAAGATGGGTACATTTACTCCGTCTATCCAGTCGCCTGACGGAGATATCTACCAGGAGTACCAGAGAAATGGGGATGTCGTGACTGTCTATCCGGATTTCTCGCAGACGCAGCCGAAGCTGTACTTCGTTGTCATCTCATCGAGAACAGCAGAAGGCATCAGTACACCAACCTCCATGAAGTACTTCTTCAATGATACGGAGATTCCTTTCAATTCTGCAGGCAAGTCTACAGGACTGTTTGACGGTCTCTTTGAAATTCTCAGACCAAGTGCTTCGCAATTATATTGGGGACTGAAAATCTGCAACAACCTGGTTAAGGTTTCCAATTATAGCGGCATTACAATCAGGATGGTCGGTACCATCACAGAGCGTTCTGGGCAGCAGGAGGCTACAGATGAAATTCAGGCTAGCTACGATATCCCTGTTGGCCCTTACACAGGAGTCGCCTATCGTGTGACAATTAAGGCGCCGGCTAATGATACGCACAACTTCGTTCTGGGCAGCAAGGATGACAGCTGCCAGCTCGAAGCCAAAGTCACGCAGGGCAACGAAACTCTGACAGCAGGACTATACTACAAGTGGTATAAAGCAGTCAATAGCATCACAGGTTGGGAGCAGATTGCAGGAGCCAGTGCCAAGATCCTCACCGTCAAGGCATCAGATGTTGATTGCACGAGGGAGTTCATGGTGGAAGTGTACAACGACAAGGCCATGGGCAAGGATAATATGCTGGGTTTCGACTTCCAGACTGTCATCGATGCGTCAGATCCATACGATATTGAGCCCAACCCGACACCGGCTGATGAGTCTATCAGCGAGGACGAGTCAGGCAATGGTACTGTGACCTATACTCCGAGACTGATTGTCAGGGGAAAGTCTGAGGCTATCGGTAGCAAGTTCTATTTCACGCTGAAGTCAGGTTCTGGTGTTGTCCTCAATACTGAGGCAGCACGTAAGCCTACTGTCCAGCTGAGTTCATTTGCTGTGACCAGGGCAGACTGCGAGCATGCCGGTTACAGCAGCGTGGCATTAACGATTCAATCAGTCAAGTAGTCTATGACAGTAATAACAAGAACTATTAATTTTATCCGGAAGGCTGTCAAGGGTGAGAAGGGCAGCGTCCTTCGAGGTCCGCAGCTGTGGAATACCTGCAGCAATGGATACAGATTCGAAGCGGGTGGAGAAGGTGAAGAGTGGAAGGATGTTGTCTTATATAATGGCAATAGCTATTCCTGCATCAAGACGCACGTCAAGACAGCAGACAATTATCCGGGTTCTGCAGCTGATCTGAACAACCATTATTGGCGACTGGGTCAGTCTATCGAGCTCATCATAGCCCACATCATCCTCGCCCAGTACCAGATGGTAGAGAACCTGGGTGTCCGAACAATCGAGATGAAGGATAAGAACGGCAATGTTGTCTTCAGAGCTAAGGACGGTAATCTTTATTGCAAGGGTGGCTATTTTGAGAACATTACGGCAACAGGAAATTTCAAATCTAGAAATGAGAAGACCTGGAATGAAATCGAAATGAATGCTGATAAGGGTTACCTTGTTATGCGAGGACCAACTTCAGTTAATGATGATGACTGGGATTTGCCAAGCTCAATTGCAGAGATGACAGACCTTTTCAAGGTTAAATTTGAGACAGATTCTGATTCGCTGAGTCGAATTGCGACAATGGATTTATTTGGATTTGGTGGAATGAAACGGGTGAATATAGATCCTGAATTTGGTTTAAGAATATACTCTGATGAGGGGACAGATGAAGAAAGTCATCTGTTTTTGGGCAAGGATAGTATTGATTATAGTGACGGATTAGGGCACGTGTATCATAGTGATTGGAATAGTTTGCTAAAAAGAATATTATAAATAAATATGGAAGGTAAAAAATTCAACTCCGTGACGAAAGTCACAACCGTCAACAGCAACCAGAGCGTGCTGCTGACAGACCAGAATGGCAATGTCACTAGCATCGGAATGGATGCGCTCAAGGCTGACCTTGCTGTAGGTCAGCATGCCTGGTGCGGAAGAGTGTGGGACACCGCAAACGCAACGCCTAAGGCTGCATCATACATTGGCTCTCTTGAATTGCTGAAGGAGTTGCCATACATCCTCGGGCTTGGCGCATACCTGGTCAAGAATGACCACAGCCGTAGGAAGCTCGACAGCAAGGATCACTACAAGTATGCTACTGGTGAACCAGCAAGGCTGGATGGTACCGAAGGTCACTATCAGTGGGGATGGGGACGTAAATTCTACGTTGTCATCAAGGATATTGGCGGATTGCACTATGAGCAGATTGGCATCAAGCCAATTCCTGGTGAGTTTAATTACGAGATTCCTATCGGCAGTCTCTCTGCTGCAGGATTCGCCACTATAGAGCGAAGCACAGGCAGACTTGTGAGCTATATCAATAATGGAACTGACTATCGTGGTGGAGACAACGATTCGTCTTATGATGGCAAGAATAGGACGCTTCTGGGTAGACCAGCAACTAATCTGACTACTGAGCAGTTCAGAGCTGCAGCACGCAAGAATGGCAAGGGCTGGCTCTGCACAACCATGCGACATACATCCATTGTAGCAATTCTTTTCGGCGTCATCTTCGGTACACATTACGATCAGGATTCCGTCAATGCCAACAAGGATGCCAATGGTCTCTACCAGGGAGGTCTAGGTGCAGGCTTGACGCAGATGCCAGACTGGAGTGGCTACAACGGCTGGAGACCTGTCGCACCTATGAGTGCAGGCATTGAACTTGGTGATTCATGTGGAGAAGCGACCTATGCTGTTAAGAATGATGCAGGGACAACGGTCTATAATGCCAAGATTCCATGTTTCTTCGGCTTAAAGAACGGCTTCGGCAATCTCTGGCGAATGATGGATGATGAGTTCTGTCAGGTCAACAGTGACAAGACCATGACACACCTCGTGGCTCCGTCAATATACGGTTCATGGACCATCGGCAACCCTTCCGGCATGAGGGCGTTGAGCAAGTCACCAGGTGGTTGTGAAGGATATATCAAGACCTTGTCGATGGAACATCTCGAGAATTTCTGTACGCAGATTGGTGCTACAGAGTCAACCTATTCGACTTGCTATTTCTGGAATACGTCAAAAGCAACTTCCGGTTTTCGCTTGTGTTTGCGCGGTGGCAGCGCTAGCTATGGTGGTCCTTGTGGTCTGTCGTCGCTTTACGTGCACTTTGCTGTCTCGGATTCCCATGTGAGCTTCGGTGCGGCCCTCTGCGAAGCAGCATCCGAGTGGTCATTGGGACCAGTGTATTACGAGGCGGCCTAAAGTGTTCCGAGGTGTGCTGACGTGAGCAGGAGTGAGCAGGATTGACCAAGGTTCCCAAGAGGAGCCAAGGGCAATCCTGAGCACCCTGCGAGCGTAGCGAGCAAACCCTACCGCCCTTGGGCGGTCGATTTTTTTTGAAATTTCGCTCTTTGACATTCTTTCATTCCGATTTTTTTCAGTACCTTTGCAGGCGGTTTTCAAACCAGGCTGTGATTCCTGCGCCGGTTTTCGCTTGTGTTTGCGCGGTGGCAACGCTAACAATGGTGGTCAATGTGGTCTGTCGACGCTCAACGTGAACAATGCTGTCTCGGATTCCAATGTGAACTACGGTGCGGCCCTCAACTTAACAAGATACTGCAGGTTAGTTTGCTTAGCTGCAGAGATTTCGGGTGTCAGGCCTTGCCTCATGGCAAAACATACACTTTAGCAGAATAGCAAGTAGATGATGACAATGGGTCATCCGGTCGAAAGTTAGGACATTAGAAAAGCAGACAACAGACACAGACACCGACATTTATCAGACACCGACCTTTTTTTATAAATAAAATTTTAAAGCAAGTGAAGAGGTTAGGTAACATTTCACAGGCGGTTGAAACTTTGCAGAATTTTCGTGAAGCATTTTTTGATTTTTCCCGGCACAAGAAGTCCCGTCTCTCAGTTCAAGCGTTTGAGGCAGAGTTTGAAACAAATCTTCAAGCCCTGCTAAATGCATATGTCAATCAGACATGGCATACATCAGACTATGAGGCCAAGCAAGTCGAAAAGCCCAAGCATCGCATAGTCAATAAGTTGCCTGTTGGTGATCATGTCATCCAACATGCAGCCATGCACACCAGTGAAGATAAGTTGAGAGCCAAGATTCCTTTCAACAGTCCGGCTGGTACCAAGGGGCGAGGCACGCATTTCTTCTACAAGATTATCAAGCAGGATATCTATACCTCGCCACAGAAAGAGACATTCTATTGCTTGCCCATGGATATACACCATTATTTCCAGAATGTTGAGCATAATCTGCTCAAGAGAGAGTACAGGTTGTATATCAAGGATCGCAAGCTACTTGCTTTCATCGACGAGGTCGTTGACAGCTATGCCAATGGCATTGTACTGGGCGTCAAGCTTACACAACTTTTGGGGCAACTGTTTCTGGCGAGGTTTGACTATCTCGCCATGCGGTGTTTCGACATACTCCAAGACCCCGAAAAACACGGTTATTGGCAGGCTCGCTACGTCACGGACATGCTCCTCACATGCCGCTCGGAGCAGCAAGCTATCGTTTTAAATGTGGGGGGGTAAAATCCCTCAATGAGCGCTTCGACCGTTTTTGCCGCGAAGGGCTCAAACATTATTATAGATTCATGGACAATATCTTCATCATGCATGAAGATAAGGTCTTCTTACGCCTCATGGCGGAGCTTGCAGTCATGCACTTGGCTAGAGACTGGAAGCTGAGTATTAATAAGAGTTGGAATATTCATCGTACATGTGACGGCATAGACTTCTGTGGACAGAAGATCTTTGCCGACCACGCCCTTTTGCGCAAGCGCACCAAGCAGGCACTCTGTGCCCAGGTGGCAAGATTGCGCAAACGTGGACTTAGCGATGAACAGATCCGGCGCAAGGCAGCATCCAGGCTTGGCCTAGCCAAACACGCAGATACAAAAAACTTATTAAATAAAATCGGTATGAAAAAGTATGGTCAGATTGTGAAGGCTCGCAAGGGAGAGGTTCCCTTCGAGGGCATGAGCATGGCACAGAAGAAGCATCCAGGCGATATCCTGTGCCACAACATTGAGGACTATGACAAGTTCCTCATCCTCATAGAGGATTACAAGATAGATAAGTCGAGAGTCGACTTCAAGATGGAGCAGGTTGAAGAAGTTGACGACCAGGGCGTCAAGCACATAGTCACCAAGAAGGTGCCTAAGGACCGCCTAGCCATCCGCTTCCGTTTCATCGATCACGTCCGGAAGACAGGACAACTCGATGAACATGGCGATGAGATTGAGGAGCCGGTTTGGCAACCTGAGTCGTGGTGGCTCTTTACTGGCTCAGATATTCTGGTTGACCAGGCACGCAAGGAGTGGGAACTGCTGGACAAGGGCTTCTACACCGTTGCCGCCGAACTCACCAATAAATTTGGCAAGAAATTTTATAAATTTATCTAATGCACAAGAAATTTTATCTTTGCCGCATGTCATACGTAAGATATGACAGCAAGCATTTTCTTCTGTACTTGAGTGAGCAGAAAGTAGAAAACTATCACCCAGACGCCACCATGTCGGAGTCTGATGGCGATAGTAAGACAGTGACAGCATACAGCTACGAGGGCACAGAGATTGACGGCTCCACTAAGATTGAGGCTGAGTCGGCAAGCTATCGCGAGTTCGTGAATGGTCTGGTTCGTACTAAGTACAGCCAGAGCGATGTCGAAGCCATCCTGTGCAACCATGGTGATGGCAACAAGGAGCACGAAACAGAGTACCAGGTATTCCAGGAGTGGAGAGAGCAGGCTAAGCAGATGGCCAGAGAGTTACTCGACCGGGATATCTCATAGTTATCAGATACGGCAGGAGGGAAATCGTTCTTCCTGCCGTATTTTTATAGTATGCTCGGCATGAGCATTGTCTAATGGGTGCAAGTCCCTAGTAAGCCCT